TTTGTAGCGCTCTGTAAGTTCTCAGTGATGGCTTGTAGTGTTAACCAAAACAAGTATTTTGACGTACGGACATTAAGCTCTTCAAAAGAGCCTGTCCCGCACGCAAAAGACCTTTGCTTAATACTGCAGCCCATGAGTTCCTCAGGACCTTCATATTCAATCTCGTCTGGATCTGTTTCACGGATCTGTTCGATTTTGTCTATGATAGACCCCAAAGTTGAGAAGATGCTATCTATTAAAATGGCTTTTCGATAAAACTGAATCTTTGATTCATCAGAGTTCAGGAGTATCCAAATGTCATCATTAGCGTAGAATCCTTGGAAGTAATATTTTAAGGACTCGATAACTAATGTAGATGCAGGAGACGGATTACACATTCCATAGAAATACAACGACCGTAATAAAACCGGTTTATCGTGTTTCGTCTGGTTTATATAATCCAAGGGAATAATGGTTCTCGCGTTTCGTTCTAATAAATGTTGAGCAAGTGAGAAGACCTCAAAAGGGTTCTTCTGTACTGCCCTACATATATTAGCCGAGATGCGCGAGACGTCTTGACCGTAATTTAAGTTACGAGAGACATATTCTCCGACATAATTATTACAATTATGGCTCGGACAGTCTTTCGTTTTACTTATATTTATGTCAAGTCCTATAACCTGGGTATAATATTTAAATATTATATCCAGGGGATCGTAACACCAAAGATCATCGCCAACTTTATTAAAGAGTAATTTCTTCTCGAAAATAAAGTCGCGTTTATATTTATGGATCATTTTATACTGTTTTTCGTATATCATTTCCAATAATATTAGATCTGTCAATGTTGCGATATCAAAAGAACCATTAGTTCCCATACCTTGACCTCGTCCGTAACGGACGGTGTCGGTCATTCCCTCAACTTCCCAATCACAATTCACTACAAGTTTTAACCAAGCATCAGCTAGTGTCTCGCCGTATAGTTGTTTAACGACTATATATTGATACACTGCTGGAAAGGCGTCAGTCCACGATACAACGTCATATGACTTCGTACCGGGACGGATGTTTGCTTTCAGCTTTATAAAACCTGAAGCGTGATTGAGGTTTGAGTTAACAGGAGCGAAATATTTATGGATTTGTTGTTGAGCGTCTAGCATTAGAGGCTTAAGTATAACCTGGGTCCAGTAGTCAGAAATGGCTACTAACCTTGACTTGTTCCCCTTATCAGGGATTGAAGTTATATACCTAAGTTTAGTCTTCCTATTCTCTTTTCGAGATCTTCTCGCCTTATTATTTGGCGATGTTGATTTCTTAGAGATTGGAAGGCGAGAATACTCTTCTATATATTTTATAATTAGAAGATTATTCGACTCCTCTGCGAACGCTTTGTAAGGTTCCCATAAATCAGAATTCACTAAAGCTATTGCTTCTATGTGGGCTGATTCATGTTTCCTTACTTTGTTAGGTCCTTTCGAGACCAGGTTGACGGTAGGGGCGGCAGTTAAGTCCGCTTCACACTCATACCCGGTCTTCTTCACCCAGTAACTAACGTATTCTTCGAATACATTTAGTTCTTTGGGATCGATCTGAAAGGTTCTAACCAAATCCCCGACATCCACAGTTTTATTATCCTTTACTAGTCTGTTAAGATATAGAAGGGAACGTAAAACCCTGTCGGATGCTGGACACTTCTTATGTAATGCGTTGTGAGCAAGTTCTTGAAGCAT